GCTGCTTGTAACTTCAAACGTGTAATAGCAGCCATTGCAGGTTCAAATTCAACTTCCCATGAGGCGCCTTTGAACTTAACGCTTTTTAGTTTTTCGTTAATGATTTCTGAACTCATAAAACGGTAATCGTTTTGGAAGTCGCCAGCAGCGTTTTCAAAGTGTAAGCCAGTTGGAACAGATGCGCCATTACGTTCAGCCTTAACAACATCAATCTTCGCGTTTTCTTTATATTCTGGATTTTTCAAGTGTAATGATAGTTTGTCTAGGTTAGGCATACCAAATGTACCTTCAAACTCTGAAACATCAGCGTGTGCCTTTGCTGTAACAATAACAGAACGGTCGTCTGCCATAGATTCAATTGTAGTTGCACCGTTTTCACCTGTTATCTTAACTAGCGGTAAAAACCCTAGGCTATGTGTATGTGCAACAATGTCAGTTAATACGTCTTTAATCATGTGTTATATCTCCTTAAACTTGATTATATTTAGGTTTTGCAACAATGTCAACCACTTAAAAATCAAAAAGTTGGTTAAATGTGTTCTTTTCTTCTGTAGATTTAATGTCCCATTCGAGTACGCCAATTAGGTTGCTTAACTTCTTATCAATGATAGTTGCTTCCATTTCAGCATCATCAAATGGTAACTCCTGAAACCATTTTGGTAAACGGAGTTCGTCAACCGGATACGCTACAGAAGTAAAGCCTATCGGGTTTGGTTTTAGTTTACACACAATAACTTTTTGCCCGTCAACAATATTCATCGAATACTTGTCCCCGTTCATACGTTTTAGTGTATTCCAGTTAATTGAAGCACGAACGTGTCCAGGCATATTTGCTTTGCCTTGTTTCTTTTCTTTTGCTTCATAGTCAGTAATGTTGTTAGCACGTTTAGGTGAACCTTTCTCCCAACCTGGTCGTGCTTTAAAGTCTGTTCTAAATTCAGTAATGTAATCAAGTACTTCTTCTTCTTGAGCACCAGTTAGTACACGTTCAAGAACTTTACTTAGAAAGTCTTGAATAAACGCAGGTGTATCTGAACGCTTAAGGTCTAGACCCATTGCCTTAATCTTACCTGGTTTGCCGTCTACATCAGAACGTTTGCCTTCGGTGTCATATACAAGTACAGCATAACGCTTTTTGGTAATAAACAATCCTTTAGTACCTACGATTTCGCGTCCTGCTTTAATAACTTCGCCTCGACTTGGCGGACAATGACATGCCTTTTCCATAAATTTAATAAAAGTGCCATTAACCTCCTCACCAATTTGGTCATAAAGTGCAATAACACTTTCTTTATTCCAAGGAATAGCACCTGACTGTATGTCTTTTTTAAGTGTGCTATATGCTGAAAAGTAACAGGAGTCAGTATCACCGTAAATAACTGCTCGTCCTACGTGATCGTATTCACCTGTAATAATCTCATTAATCTTAGCAGCCATGTGCTTTGAAATTTGTCTGCCAGTTAGCGTAGTAGACTGACCGATACGTTTATCGAAGAATCTACAACCTGGATTAAGAATAGCACCGTACAAACTATTCAAGTTAATCTTTTTAACCAACTGTCGTTTATCCCAGTACTCAGTTTCGATGTCATTACCTGCTTTGATACATTCGCGCAGTTTGGCTTGCATTTCTTTACGTTCAGCATACCAACGTTTTAATAGTCCAGGTATAATACCTTCTTTTTCGTATGTAAAGATAGTACCGTTAGCACTTAAAGTCCAGGGTTGATGACTGTCAAAGATAAGTTTATATACTTCTGCGGCACTTAGTACAGTGCTTTCACCATCTTCCCAGTCGATAGTAATTTCTGTATCACGACGTTGTTCCATAACAGCATCGTATTCGATGGTGCCAAACTTACCTTCCCACGCCGCTGCAAACGATTTACGTTTAAGTGTAGTTTGTTCGTGAATAAATGCGTCAGTGTAGTTAGGACGTAGTTGTCCAATAATAGTTTCTGGACCCATGTTAAGCGCACGAATAACTGACGGATATAGTGAGTTAATGTCTAACGATCCGATCCAGTCCTGCAAACCTTCTTTTGGATACGCAACATACGCACCAGCGGCAGCAGTGTCTAAGTTATCGTCACGTTTTGCTCTGTTAGGTACTTGGAAGCCGCGTCTATGTGCTTCGTTAATGATTGCTTGTTCTGTTACAGCAACAGCACCCATTGTAGTTTGTAGCAATACAGTATTTTCGTGTGCAATTTTGTTTGCTAGGTCAATAAATTTGAGTTTCTTGTCTAGTTTATTAAGTAGTGCAACGTCTTGTCTGTTATATTCGATGAATGTTTTGAAGTCGTTGTTGTATAGCTGGTCAAGTGTACCTTCGTAAACAGTTTTGTTTTCACCTACTTCCATCTCACCAATAGCATCTAGTCGATATGTGTGGCGTTCTTCGTATGTAAACTTACGATACAGTTCCAAACTGTCTAAGTGTACACGACCAATTAAGTCATATGTTTGTGCTTCTTTACCAAACTTTTCATATGTACGCTTTTTAGGGAATTGATTCCACAAACAAAAACGTCTTGTGTCCTCTTTCGACAGAACTTGTGTAACTCTGTTAACAGTATACGGAATATCATAGCCTTCACTGTTCCAACCTGACAATATATCAGCATCTTGTATTAAGTCAAGGAATGTTTCAAGCATATCGCCTTCGTTATCAAACAAGTAAGTGTTTTCAAACTCGGCGCATTCTGCTTGTGCCTGTTCCATAGTAAGTGTTTTGGGTGGAATAGCAAGTGTAATAAGTTGATCTACCCAATTCAAGTACAGTGTAATAGCAGTAATTGGCATAAATGCATCTTCTGGGGTCGAATAACCCTTTTCAGGATCAAAGTCGACCTCGATGTCGAAGAAGCAAATGTTTAGTTTTGGTGCATCTTGATTAAGATAGTTTTCTGAAAGGTGTACAAAGATAGGATTAATGTCACTTTCGTACAATTCCTTACCTTTAGCAATAGCAAGTTCTTTACGAAAGTCTTTTGTGTTCTTACAAACAACTCGAGTTAATGGATCACCGTAGATAGAAGTAAACTTTCCTCTAGCATCTGGATAGTAAAAGGTATAGCGAACTGCGGATTCTTTATATACACGCTCGCCGTTGTCGTTTCGTTCTACAACTTTGATGATATCATTGTCTCTGTCAAACAGAGCATCTACGTAACTCACTTATCGTCTCCAAAATCAAACAACTCAAGTGCTTCCTGAGCAATTGGAGCATATGTATTTTGACTTTTAATAGAAATATACGGAGTGCTTAATAACAACCATGTTACTGTAGATTCCGGTATGTTGTGTAAAATAACAGTAAAATCGAAAAGATCTTCCTCATTTGATAAAACTTCGTACTTGTGTAAGAAGTATCTATCACACCACTCTGTTATTTTTCTAGGAATGCCTGTAAAAACATTGTCGGTATCAGACACCCAATAATGACTATCGAAAGATAGTTCTAACGATTTTAGATTCATCTAGTTTTTCTCCTTTATGCAAATTTCGGCTTGCAAATACCTAATATGTCATTTAATGGCTGACTAACCTTCTTCGTTAATATTTATTACCACCATAGCATGGCAACACCAAATCCGAATACATTTACAACTGCAAAGTATGCGGTTAACATTAGAGGCCATGCTAGTTTACGTCTATAGTAAGCATAAACTGCTGTTAATGAACCTATAAAAAACCCTGGATATACTACTCGCATATCAGGACTGTCTGCTGTAAATGCTAGTGTTAAACTAGCACCTACAGTAAACACAAAACTTATAAGTTCAAATGCAAATGCTACGCGATCAGTATGGTAGCTATGTAGCCAAAAGGCTTTTATTTTAGAAAGCATTTATTACTTGTCTTTTCCAACAGTAACAATTAATGTTTCTAGATCATCAAAGTCTGAGAATACTTCATTCCAATTGCCTTTATGTGCGATACTAATTGCTTTATTAATAAGACTTGGTTTAATGTCCAATTCTTCTGCTACTGCCTTTACTGTTTCTTTTAAGCCTTCGTTTAGACTTTCTACTTCATACTTAATTTGTACGCCTTCGTTAATAAGACGCTCAAGTTTTGCCTTTTCTTCTGCCCCGTAGGTACGACTGCCCATATATTATTCTCCTGGTTAATGTGTGTATTATATATTTAAGACAAAGCAATGTCAAGTGTTTTTGGTTAAACTTTTAATTTTTTAACTATTGCTTCAAGAGTTGATGTTGTATCACCTGTTGGTTCGACTCCACGAGCATTTGCTTCGTAATCGACTAGTATCTTCTGTATTTCGGGAGCCATTTTTTCTGCTTCTTTTTTAACTAAGAATTCTTTGATTTTATCACTGCCCATTAATGACGTTTCGAGTTCTTTTGGAACAGCAATTTGTAATAAAGCAGTAGCATCGCCGGTATGCCCAACTTCGACTGCTGCATTTAATTTTTTACTAAGTGGATGTTCTCCACTTTTAAATTTTTCAATTAAGGTGTCGTATGAAAGTCCGTTATCACTAACAGATATACTTTTTGATTGTTCTGCTGCTCTTTCTGCCTCTTCTTTTTCTTTTGCTGCTGCTTCTGCTGCTGCTTTCTCGGCTTTCTTTTGTTTTAATGTAGCAAGATGTTTTTTCAATTCTTCTGCCGGATCTGCTTTTTCTTCTGGTTCAGCAGAATCATCAGAATCATCAGGCTGTCCGTCTGATTTAGCAGACTGCATGTCATCAAAGTCAAATGCAACACCATTTTTTCTTAAAATATTTTTTACTTTTACTAGTTCTGAATCACTGACATCATCTTCAATGTCAGCAATTACTCTTGGATATATTTTTAAAATAGATAACCATTGTTCTTGTGTTTTAACTTTACCTAACGCAGTATATAACTGATCCAAGTCAGTTCCTAAACCTTCAACAGAATCTTTAATTTCAGCAGCTACAGCTTTTGCATCAAATTTTTCATCAGGCTTTTTCGATTTAGTATTGCGTTCTTGAACAATTGTTATTAATTTTCTAAAATCCATATTACTTACCTTCTTTAGATTTTAAATACTGTTCAAGTTCTGCTTTGGTTTCGTCGTCGAGTTGATTTATTATGTCTGGATTGTCTGCAAGAATTTTTTCTATAGCAGCCATTGCGTCAGCTTCACTAGTGTCTTCGTCTTCAACTCCTGCCTTACCTTTTAAGGTTTCTAAGTCTGAGTCCTTAAAATATTCGCTAGCACCAAGTCTAGCTGAAGTTATAATTTGGTCTGTTAGATCAACTAGATCTAAGAATCCCGATACACCGGCGTAAGTCCATTGAGAGATTTCAGATTCTAATTCTTCTTCAAGTTCCTTTAATCGCGCTGTGAATATTGTTTGTTGCTCTTTGCTAAATGTAGCAAAACGCTCAGACTCTATAAATTCAACTAACTCTTGGTGTGCAGTTAACATCTCTCCGTAATGCTCGTCTTTCTTACCCTTAATAAGGACATATATAGTTCCCCACACAACAATACGTGTTAGATAACTTTGAGCTCGTTGAGGACCTAGCCACGCAGCAACTGATGCAAGCCCTTTTCCAGTGTTAAGGAATGCAAGTCCTGCACTTTTAGCAAGATTTAGCAGTGCTACACCTGCTTTAGCAGATACATTTCTCCATTTTTCTGGATCTTTAATACCTGGTAGAGTACCTGGTCCTTGTTTTTCTTTACCTTTAAGGAAGTTTGGTAATTTAATACCTTCTGTTACACTTGTTTTCTCTGTAACAAGGTCGCGTAGTAACGCCATTTGACTTATATCATTACTTAACATTATTAGAACTCTCTTTTATTACTGATTTAAATTTATCAAAAATGGCATTAATATCTGTATCGTCTCTCTCAGGAAATGCACCTTGACCTATTTTTTCACTATCAATTTCTTTAGCATCTATTTTAACAGGATCTTTGCTTGATTGGTTAGCCTTTGGATCGTATTCAAATTTCTTTGCACCAAACGGAGTAATTTTAGGAAGCCCTTGCTTCTCTAATGCTCTGTTTACTTTTCTTAGTTCAAAGTAATCAAAGTCTCCATGAATATCTCTTATTAAGTCACCATCGTATACATCAATAATCTCTGCCCATTGGTCTGAATCTTTAATTTTTGCAATAGCAGTAAATACAGCATCTTCGTCGGTTCCCATACCTTCTACTGCATCCTTAATTTGATTTGCAATGTCTTTTGCTGATGAGCCATATTCTTCTTTAGAAGGTTGGTCTTGTTCGTCTTTAAAACCAAACTCGTCGAAATCTCTGCCATCAATGGTTCCTACGCTAACACCGCCACTCTTAATACCTGCTGCTACATCGTCATTTGGACCCTGACTAGAGTCATCATATCCCATTTGTTTCATTATTAAATCTGCCATTGAATTAATATCTGGAACCATGTTAGCATCCTTAGATCCAACTTTTGATTTTAAGGTATCTATTACAGATTTAGCAACTTCGTCGGCTAGTTCTTTTGCTTCGTCTTTGTTTGTTACATCTGTGTTTGCAGTAATTTTACTAAGTGAGTCTTCGATTGATCCTGGAACACTCTTAACAACTTTTTCTTGAGCTGCTTTTTCTTCGGGAGTTTCCGCAGCTGGAAGAACTTCTTCTACGTCACTTGGTTTAACATCTGCTAAATCGTCAATGTTAAATTCTGCTTCCTGATCACTAATTTCTCTCGATTGCGAAGTAGGTTCGTCTTCTAATGCTTTAAGTCCTGCTGAGATAGTATCTTCAATACGAGAAACTACTTCGTCGTCTAACAAGCCTTTTTCCATGTCTTTAAACTTTTGTATTAGTGTAGCAAGTTCATCTGCTTCGTCTGGTGTAAGCTCTGCTGCTTCAAAAATGTTTAACATTCGTCTAAAATCTTCAGCTAGTGTACTACTAATGTTATTGATACTAGCACTAGACTCGCCGTTTGCTTTTTTAATAAGCTCTTTAGCACGTTTTAGATCTTTTTCAATTTGTTCTAATTCTTTAGCATCTGCATCATCGTCAGCTTGTTGATTCATTGTATCAATGTCTAACGGTTCATCATCTAGTTTAGGTTCTACTTTTTTCTCTTCTGGCTTTTCAGCATCTTTCTTAGAAGATTCTAATTCTTTTAATAATGCTTCAATAGTAGTAGGACCGGCATCGCCGTCTATACTTAATCCCGCTTTCTCTTGGAAATCTTCAACAGCATTTCTTGTCTTACGGTCGTAGTTACCAGTAACTTCTGCGTTGAACCCGAGTTCCTTCAATTTAGATTGTAAGTCTTTAATAGCATCTACTTCTTTATAATCGTTTGCTAGGCCTCCCTTGCCTGATTTTGCAAATGATGCTAGATCTGGAGAAAGTTTTTCTGGTTCAGTTGGTTCAGGCAAATTGTATGTTTTAATATCGCTTTTATCACGCTTGTCTGCATAAGTTGCAGTTCCCTTGTAAGAACCACCTGGCTTGACATTACCAGTATTTGCAAAATCGTCCATGTTATCTT